AGGTCTAAGTCCTAATTGGATGATAGGAGCTAATGTAGTTGAAAAAGTACAAGCAGGAGTAATTACTTTAGTACCTTTAGGTAATTGTAAACTAGCTAAAGCTAATAAACAAGCTGATGAACCTGAATTTACAAAAATACCATACTTTTTTCCAAAGTGTTTAGCTATTTTTTCTTCAAATTCAATTGATTTAGGTCCTTGACCTCCTAACCATCCTGAACGGAGTGATTCTTCTACTGCTTTAATTTCTTCTTCCCCATAAGATTCAAACTTATAAGGAGCGTACCATACTTTCTTCATATTAACTTATTATGTTTAAAAATGTTTGTAATTGTATTAACTATGTTTTGTTCGTAATTTACGTACTCTAAAGCTAATTTCCAATTTTTATTAATTATTTCTTTTCTATTTTCATAATATTTTTCATTCAGCTGATTAGTGATATAGATTAAATCATCTATGTTATTAAACGTTATAATACCGTCTATATCAAAATAATCTCCTATATTCGAGCAACCCCAGTAAATAGGAATTGTCTTCAATAAAAAACAATCTAGTATTTTTTCAGTAAAATAACCTCTATGAGATGTATTTTCAATCACTACTCCAAACTGTGAGTCACCAAATATAAATTCTTTACCTAAACGAGCATCTTCAATATTATTTCTATCTCCATATGTCTCATAAAACTTAACAGGCATATTAAATTCATTTTTTCTAACTGTTACTTCATGTCTTAATGAATGACCATATGTTTTAAGTAATTTACCTTGTAAATGAGCTAATTGAAATATTTTATCATGGTCTTTTTCATATTGGTCAGGTTTGAGCCAAGTATGTCCAAAAGGTTGATAGATAGCATTTTCACAATTATTTAATACTTTATCACTTTGAGTTAAAATAATATTAAATAGGTCTTTATTTTGAATAGTCCAATCATGTAAACCAAAATATTCATTAGGTTCCTGGAATGAAATAATATTAATTGAAGATAGTTCTTCTTGAGATTGAGGAGGGGTCTCTATAAATAAAGAAAAATCTAAATGAGATAAATGTTGGAGTTTTTTTTCAAATATTTCTTTATCAAAATGAGCTGTTTTTATTTTCATATTGTATTATAAAAACTATTTTGTTTTTCTTGTCGTTCAATTGTTTTTGGATGAAGCAAACAAAATTCATCTTCAGCAGGTAAAGCAGCATACTGTTTATAACCTTCTAATACTTCATGAACTTTATTTTTCCATCTAATAAATTTACTGTTTCTATAAATTCTCCATTGATAATCAGGAAAATTTACTCTTTCATTTTCATATCTCCATCCCCATTTCAGGATATGTTCCTCGGTGATACCACTTACAGTATTAATCCGAGGAACTAAATATACATCCACTTCAGGGTTACTATCTAATATGCTAGGCAACATCTCAAGTAACTCAGCTGTTGGTATTTCATCAGCGTCAATCTGAAAGATATAATCTCCTGAACAATGTTTTGCTAATTCATTTTTATATGAGGCAAAGTCTTTATTTAAAGGATGAAACCAATGTTTTACTCCTCTATCTATAATTACACTTAGTACTTCTTCAGTATGATTATCTTGGTCAATTTGTAATACAATTTCATACTCAGGAGATAGAGCACGTTCTTGAAGATAATCAAGTAACGTCTCTAACTCTTGATGTTCATCACATACAGTAATAGCTAGACTTATCATTCTGGTAATACTCCAATGTATGAAAGTGCTTCCATAAACTCTTTTTCAGGAAATTCCTGTAATGTAGTCATATCCATTCTCCAAGTATAGTATTCTCCTTTTTTACCTGGGATAGGATATTTCTCAGCTTCTTCTGCTGTTACAGGTACAGCTTTTACAGCTGCCCATTTCCATTCAGAAACAGAAGGTCCATTAGCAAAAACCATTCCTTTAGAAGGAATATTAATCATAGATGGAAACCAAACTTTTTCTCCATCTTTAAACATTAGGTCCTTATAAAGTTCAGGAAGAATAGATATTTGTTCTTCATAGAATGTCTCATCCTCTTTCATTAAGGAATTTGATTGGAAACCACATCCATAACAAAAATAAGTTTTAATATCCTGATTTACTTCATCTACATAGCAAGCGTCTGAACCGCAGTGGTTACAAATTATTAGATTATCCATTTACTTTTTTTAATTTAGGTATCTCAATTTTATTTAATTTAGGTAACTCTAATTTTACCTGTTTAGGAAACTCAGGAATATATTTAGTTAAAATATCATCTGCTTTTTCTTTCATTTTTTCCCAACTAAACTCTATTTTGTTTTTATTAGATTGGCGTTTAGCATTATCAGTGTATTTTTTATAATTTTCAAATACATCTTTTAAGAAAAATCCTACATGAGCTGGGTCAGGTGAAAACCATTGTGATTCAGGTAATAAGAATTGATTTCTTGTACTTGGATGAACATTAGTTAATTGACCTCCTAACAAACAAGATAATTTAGAATCTAAAAAGTCCATTTGTCCTGACCATCCTGAACATATAATAGGTTTGTTTACTAAACTAAATTCAAGTAATGGACGACCAAATCCTTCACCCCTAGTTAAACTAACCATAGCTTTAACTTTAGGATGATTATAAAGCAAATTCATTTCATCATCTGTGAACTCACCATGTAACAAATAAATGTTAGGTAAGTTTTTAGAATTTACAGTTGCTTTAATTTTCTTAATTTTCTTTAAAATTTCTTCTCTATCTAAATAAGAAGAACCAACTTGGGATGTTTTCAAAATCAAAGCAGGTTTGTTCATTTTGTTTTTAAATGTTTCTAAAAACGCTTTAACTAATAAACCTACATTTTTTCTATCCTCACCTAAGTCACCTTCCATCCAGTGTCCTACAAATAAGTAAGCAAATTTTTCTTTAATACCCATTAATGAAGTATACAAATCACTTTGAGGAATTTTATCTAATACTTTATAAATATTAATGTCTGCTCCTTCAAATAATACTTCAACTGGTTTTTCTAATTTTATTGTAGACTCTAAAGTATTAGTTTGAGTGTTTCTTTTTTCAAAAACACAATCTTCAAATACTTTTTTAGAATGATTAGAGGATGTTAATGTCAAATCCATTCTATTTATTCCTTCAATCCAATCCCCAGGACAAGCATTACTTTCAATTCCTGCTGTACAACCAATATTGAACTTACCTATAGGTTGAAATTCATTTGGTACAGTAATTTGCATCCAAATATCAGGTTGAGGTTGAGGACCTGTGTTTTCAAGAGAATGTTTTAACAAAAATTCCCATTCGGGGTTAGCTAAACAGAATCCAAAAGGTGTATTACCCCATCTTTGAGATAGTAATTTTACTTCATACTTATCTGTTTCAATAATGGCTTTAACTAAATCCCTTGAACGAGCACCATACCCTGAATAGGTATCAAATGCGCAACTTATTACAAATAACGGTTTCATTTTAATATAATAATGAGTGGTTTAAAACTCTATCTTTAACTTCAATTGTATTAATTAATTCAAATTTTTCTCTTGGTTCCCAAGTTTCAAATAATTCATCAAAAGATTCAATAATTCTTTTACCTTGTAACTCACCTGTGAATCCTGCTTCTTCTCCAATAGCCCATTCTCTGCCTTTTAATCCTCTTGCTTTACGCTCATCAGGAGATAAATTATAAACATTCATAATTTGTATAGCAGCATCTTCTGGACTGCAAGTGTCATCCCAAATATATGGAGTTGGAGGTGAACCTACAAGTGTACGTGAAGAAGGAAATACTGGAAATGCCCATTCACCATGCTTTTTATAAGTTCCTCTATGGTTAGAAGGTATTTCTGCTGATGGTGTGAACCAATTTCCATTTTCATCTTCAAACCTCATTTGATCTTGCATACCTCCAGTTACGTTAGCGATAATAGGATTACCTGCTAAAATTGATTCTGTTAAACTTAATCCCCATCCTTCATTAGATGTCAATAAAATCTGAGCATCTGAGATATTATAAAGGGCATTCATACCAACAGGATCAAATCTACCGTCAGTGAATATTACATTGTATTGTTCTCCATTTAATAACAATTCAATTACAGCATCTAAATCAGTACCATGTTCACTTATTCTTTCAGTATGAAGTAATAAACAACATTTTTTAGCTTGTTCAATAGGTAATTTATCAATAAAATATCTATAAGCTAAAAGAGTATCTGGAATTTGTTTGCGTCTAATGTTTCTGGAATTGAATAGTAAAACAAAATCAAATTCTTTACCTTTAAAAATATTCTTTTTAAATTCTTTTAAAGTAGCATCTTCTTTATCTAAAGGTTTAAATATATCATGATTCAAACCATGAGGAATATATTTAATTATTTTACTATCAGCTTTTTCACCTAATACTAATTTATTGATATTTACTGTTTGTTTTGAAATACCCATTAACAAATCACAAGCCTCATAATAAGGTTTGTTATAAAGTGGTGCTGGATAATCATCCCAAATGTTTAAATAAGTTATAGGAATGTTTTTTCTAATTTCATTTTCCATTGCAAATAACCAAACAAAATAACGAGGATCTGTAATCAACATTATAGCATCTGGTTGTTCTAACTTAATTAATTGTCTTAAAATATCTGGATTACCATATTCATTTACTGGATATATAAAGACAGATGAGTCTTTTAATCCTGTAATTTCATCGGTTGATTGAGATAAATCTAAACGTTTACCTGCTTCTGGGTGAGTAATAGATCCTCCAACATTCACCCAATTAAAATGTTGAGCGGTGTGAACAACTATTTCTCTAGCAACTGTAGCTACTCCTGAGTGGACACGAATGTCATCACAAATGAGTAAAATCTTCTTCCTATCCTTTTGAGGAATATAAGCAAAACTTGAATTCATATTCTTTTTTTTTAATCTTTAATGTCTAATAATATATTATTTATTTTTTATACTTCCAAATAATATTATTCCTCTTTTTTTAAATCAGTGTTTATATGATTATGAATTTGTTTTCGGTAATTTTCATCTGTTAAATAAAGATGAATAGATCTTTCTGTTAATTTTTGTAATGAAAATTTATGTCTAACACAACTGATGCGAAATTGATCCCATAAATTACTACTAACTTTAACTGAGGTTAGTGTCATTTCTTTTTTATTTAATTCCATATTATAAATAAGTTAAATTGTTTTTATTTAGTTTAATCCAATTATGTATTGTTGTTGAAGTTACATTAAAAAACCTTCCAGCTTCAGAAGCGCTAATCCATTTTTGAAAAGTATTTGTATTAAAAATTTGTTTTCCTTTTTGAGGTTTACCTTTTAAAATTGAAGAGGTTAATAGTCTACTTTCTAAAGATTTGGTTTTTCCTTTCATAGGACTAATTCTACCTTTATAACTTCTTGTTTTACCTTTCATAGGAGAAGGTTTACCTTTTTTAGATTCACTTATTTTTTGTTTTGTTTCTTCAGTATGTTTTACACCTTCCCCACCTTCGGTTAAATTCAATCCCTTTTGAAGACTATTGAATTTTTTAATATAAAATACTTCTTTTTTAGTTAAATATTTCTCATTGCATTCTTCAATGATTTCAAAAATATGATTTTCTAAACCATGTTTTATAAAAGAATTATATAATTTAATTCCTATAACTCTTTTTTCTAATCTATTATATTGAACCCATCTTCTAAGTA